TCATCGTTAAGCACTGTACGCTTCCTCCCTCGTCGCATCCCGCATAATCGCCTGCACTTCCTCTGCGTCGAAAACACCCGACTGCATGACATAGCCAACGAGGTTTGTGAAGTCAGTCGAGTCCATCACAACCGGCCAATGATGCGCCCTGTATGCTTCGATAGTCTTGCCAACTGTCACTAGCGTTGCATCATCCGAGGCAAGGAGCGTCACCATGTCCTCTTTTGAGACGCGATTGTAAAACGCTTCACCCTTTAGGATGCGTGGGTTGAAAGGTCGGTACTGTTCGAGGTCTGCTACCTTGGCCTGTAGCGTGGCAATGGTTGCGTTTGCCTCCTCCAGTTCTGCCTTCTGTGCATCGACAAACACCTGATAAGCCGCAAGCACTTCAGCCCGTTTTGGTGCGTGGTTGCTGATAACGTCAACGATGTTACCCGCTGGGATTCCGTCGATTGTGATGCTGTCAATTGTGGTAAAAACTACGCTCATTTTAAAACCTTATAACCGTTGCCCTGAATGTGCCTGAAGCTGGATCGACGGAACCGCCTGAAGAATTGTGCATGCGAACCGTTACCGTATCTGCCGCTGTCACCGATGCGCAGAAAACTAAGCCCGCATCTAATCCCGCTGGACAGCCCAAGAATACGCTGTCACCGGCGACTGCTCCGGTGACTGTGATCGTTAGCGTCTCAGTGCCGTTGCTACCAATTGACGGAAAGTCTAGCGTTGCGGTTGCGGATAGGATGTTGGCAACAACTGTGCCGCCACCGACTCGAAGCGTTCCCGATGCGGTTAGGTTGCCTGTGACGTCAACGCCAGTCGTACCCCAAAGCAAAGAATCACTACCAGTAACACCCAGCGATGCCCCGTAACCCAATCCCCATCGTGTAGTATCTTTTCGATAGATTTGTCCGTAGTTCGAGCCGTTTGAATTTAGAACAAACGATGGTGTTGTGATTCTGTCCGAGTAGACGTATGAAGTTACCGTCAAGGCTCCTGCAAAGCTACCCGTTCCCGATGCTGTTAGGTTGGTACACCCGAACGGAGCACCCGCACTGTTGGCATTATTCCTGGCCTCAATCGTCCCTGAGTTATTGCGAAACAGTGGACCACTAGCCCCACCGACCATAAGCGTCGTCGCAGCAAGATTGCCAGCGACAACCTGCCCACCTGCACTATCAATCAACTCCACCGTCCCCCGCGACAATCGGGCATCGATTCGATCTGTTGTCGAATCAACAAGTATCGACCCAACTGGTAACGCACTAGCACCCTCTAGCGTGGTGATCTGTGCTGTTGTCAGGGACTTGAGTTGCAAGCCAGGGGTGGTTGTGCCGGTGAAGGATTGCAGGCCGGATAGCGTCAAGCCTGCAAAAGTGACGTTGCTTGAAGTTGCTAAGCCAAGCAGCGATCTTACGACACTAGAGCTAGATGCTTGGGCAACAGCATCAACACCAAGGGCGTTACACAGCAAAGTTCCGGACGGAATCGTTGCTAACTGTCCGTAACTTGCCCCTGCGAGCAAAACATTAGCCGACAATCGAGCGTCCGAAAGCGTACCTGATACAAGTAGCGAAGCGTCCGTTGTTGCTGCACCAGCCGCACCCGTTGCACCTTGCGGTCCTCGTTGGTTCGAATACTCGATTGTGTACTGCGTTTGAGGTTGTACCTGTAGCGTGTAGCTCGTCATGATCGGGTAATCTCCCGGCTCATCAAGACTTTGCCTTCCTGGATGCGTTCAGTCAGTCCACCTGGGCGCGTCAGTTCGTAATCGTAATAGTACGTCGAAGCCTTGTCTGTCGGCTTTGCTCCGAGCGTTGTGATCGCTGTCGTCGTCGCTTTTGGGACAGTAACGTAGATTCGATCCTCGGTCGTGTTGACGGTAAACGTAAACGAAAAAACAACGGTCGAAGTGCGAAGTTCTCCGTCTCGTGCCTTGCCTTCGATCGTGCATCCGGTCAAGTCGTCAGCCACTCCATCTTCGTCAAGAATCTGGAAGTCCTCTGCCCAATCTGCACCCTGTTCGATGTAAAGATTCCTAACTGCTGCGCTCATCGGTTGCCCTCGTGCTTTCGTGCAAAGTCTGTCCCGTTGTTGTCAATCGAACTCACCCGCTTCTCTAGTACGTCTAGCTTAATTTTCATGACTTCGCAGGACGTAAATAAAGAATGGCGATCTTCTTCACACTTGTCAGCTTTGCCGTTGATTTCAGTCAGACTTTTTTCAAGCTTACTGATCGCTTGTGCATTCTCCGATTCTCGCAAGCGAAACAAGGTCACAACGCCAGTTAAAAGTGTTGACACGATAGCTCCTATGCCTGCTAGTACCCACCCTGTAAGACCGTTTGCTTCCGCACTCATTTCGATTGCTTGGCTTTCTCGAATGAGTCTTTAGTCAGTGGTCCGTTGACTTCAAACATCGAGCCGTCAGTGTCGTAGACCTCGAACCACGGCCACATTCGTTTCGATTCGATCTCAGTCAGCACATCAACAGTCCATCCGACTCGCTCCCACTTAGATTGCTCTTTGGACTTCCAAAGGTTGCAGGGCCCGCAGCTCGCGCCAGAGTGCATGACGATTCGTGGCTTGACTTGTGGGGCAGCTTCTTGCGGTTGCTTCTCAGCCTTGAACCTTGCGAACACCTCTCGCAAGTCTTGAACAGCAGCACCAAGTATTTCCACTGTTGCGTTTGTTTCGTCTGTCAACGTGTCAATCTTGGCTTGTGTGATTGCGAGGCGTGCTTTGATCTGCTGGTACTCGTGGTTGAGTCCGAGTAGTGCAGCCGCACCAACAACTAGGAGAATGAATGGCATTTGTTTCACCATGTCCTTTCACCCCAAAATCGATTGTTTGGAGAAATCGAACCTACGAGGCTTTGGCACACTTAGATCGCTCATGCCAACGATTGATGTGTACTGATGCGAGCAAAGTGCATCAATCACACTTGGAGCCATCTCAACCCAAGAATCGTTGTGCGAGTTTAGCCGCCAAAGATACTTGCGTCCCTTGCTGTCTTTGCGCTTCGAATAACCTGCCCAGCAAGTAGCATGACCGCCACCGTTAGCGAGTGACACACGTTCCAGAACTCCATTGAAAGCATAGAAGGAATTGTTCCAGACAGTGCCAGTATGGACAGCACCAACACCAGACGCCAAGTAATTGAAAATAGCGTCGTAGCTTGTCAGCCACGAATGGGAGCCAATCTTTAACGCACCCGCTTTCGTTCGCATCGCAGATGTTACAAGCGTTCTGGCGTTCGATGGGTAAGGCGTTGAGTACGGCAGGTCCGAAAGTGGAAGGTAGCCAATCTCTTTGGCAACCTTCAACCCGCCTGCAATCGTTGAACCAACGTCACGCCCTAGCAGTTTGTCAATTCGCTGCGTTTCTAGATATGCAAAGAGTTGCGAGAACTGCCCTTCAGTTGTGTACTCTTGCCAGCCTTGCGAGTAAAGGTAAATCAACTCGCCGCAGTTCGTTAAGCTAAAACCTTGACAACTCCCCATGTTTCCTTGCCTATCGTGACGAATCTTGCCGCGTGGATCGACCTCTTCTGGCGCGTCGTAGTCGCCGTAGGTAATGTCAAAAGCGGTTGCGGAATCGCGAATCTCGTCAACTCGCTCAATTTCTGGGTTGTAGCCTGTAAACTCTAGGTCTTGCATGGCGATCTCCCGAAAACGGCTTCCGCATCTGACCATCCTAGATCAAGCCTGTTGTAGATGTTTGAAGCCTTCGCAGCTCCTTCTTGCTCTGCCCATTCTGCAACAGTTTTTGTGATTCCGTCAACCGTTAAGAAGCGACTGTTCCTGCGATTTCTTGCTTGTTCTTTGTCGGTAGCCCATCGGCAATTACTAGGCTCGTAGTTTCCGTTTGGGTCAATCCTGTCAATCGAGCATCCCTCAGGTCTTTTACCCATATCAACCAAGAAGTTCTCAAAGGAAATCCATCGTTCGCAAACCGAAATACCACGCCCACCATATCGATGGTATTCAATATGGTTTACAGAAAGACATCTAGCTTTCATTCCTGACCATGTTTTGTAGGTTGGTGTCTTAATCGAGTTGTGGGTTCTCCGATGCTTATTCCCAGTCAACAGCTTCCTAGCTGTCTCCTTAGCAAAACACCCACAGGACTGAGTTTTGCCTTCGGACCTGCATTGCATCTGAAAGACAACTCCGCAATCACATCGGTATTGAGCATCAACACGAGTGCGAGTTCGTCCGTTTTTGTCTACGCAAATAAAACTTTCCACTGGTTCGGAAATTCTGTATACTGCCATAATCAATCCTCCAATAAAGGGTTGGTCAACGCCTCGGATGTTTGCGCATCGCGAGGCATTTTCGTTTAGAAACATTACTAAAAGCAAAATCACCATGATTTCGCGATTCTCCTAAGTAAGCTCGCCGCTTCCTTTTCCTTACCGCTAAAGCTGCCATCCTCATTTCGAGGCAACGACAAGTCCAACGAAACATCAAAAGGCTTATTGGCTTCCTTGCGAGCTGCTTCAGTGGCAGGACGAACAAAGTCGAAAAGCGCTTTATCTGTGAGAATTGTTCCACTTTCGACCTTGTCCGCTGCCTCCAAAAAGATCCTTGCATTCTCAGTTCGGATTTTGGCAAGAATCGCTTTTGTGTCCTTCTCAATCGAAACCACTGGCACTGGGTCCGGTTGCGGTCCTGGTGGTGTCACTTTTGAATAGCCGTTCCATGCCATCCACGCGACACCAGCGAGCAGAATCCACCATGCAATATCTGGCTTCTTTTCACTCATCGAACGCTCCAAAGAATTGAAAATCAACTGGCAAAGCATTTTTGGGTGCATCCGTCGAAACAAAAGGAGTTGCTGTTTCGGTTTCAGTCTCTTCTACAACGTCAACTATCCCAAGGTCTTCAGCAAATGGCTGCGTGTTTGTTAGGATGTCGTACTCACTAATTCCCATCGTCATCGCTCCAGTTAATCGGCTCACTCATGCTTGCAACCGCACTAGGCTCATCAATCCCGCGATCTTTCCACCATTGCCACAACGCCATCGCAAGTTGCAGCATCAGCAGGATTGTCGCCGGAGAAAACTTCTGAATCCGTTCGTTCTTCTCGAACAACAGACGAGCATCATCGCCCCGTCCATGCGACTTGACCCATGCCTGCCTTGCGATCTCGCGTGCTGCGAGTCGCATTCGCAGCCTAAGCACTTGCTTTCGGTCCTTCGCTAGATCGCAGCGATTCACCAAGAATCCAACCGACAACAGCAATGGCACTCGTTACAAAGACTTCTTCAGAAAGTCCCCATCCAAACTTTTCGTTGAGAACTGGCACAGCGATAACCGCCGCCGCCGCCCAAAATCGTCGTGAAGTGATGAGAGTTTTGACAATCGGTGGCATGGTTTGCTCCTGGAAAGCACTTGGTTGGAATGTCTAAGATTATCGCTTGCGTGTTGCTAGCCACGCATCTGTCTTGCCTGCTTGTGGCTGATTGTGGGTGGTTGTGTCAAACCGCAACCAACTTTTGTATTCGAGTGATCGTGGACTTCAGGATCGTGTGGACAATCACATTGGCATCTTCCGCGCAAACAGGTTTTTTGGTGTCTGCGTACTGCCAACAGCAAAGAACGATTGCCAGTTTGGTTTGACTTTGAACCCTGCCGTAGGTTGTGAACTCAAAATGGTCAGTGCCTTCAGCATGGTCTCTAAAGGAAAGTTGAACGATGTCGCCCTTGCGGATCATGCCGACCTAACCTTTCCGTCGCGTGAAACTCGCAGATTCTGCACGTTGAAGTTGCCATCTTGTGACACTTCCACAAACGCAAAGCCATGATTCCAACGGTTCACCCTTGCGTATTCTGGAGTCAGGTCGCAAAGACAACCAGTAGACCAAACGAACGTTTCATCGTGCCAAAGGTTGGTGTCGGCATGTCCTGAAGTCTGGTGGGAGTGACCTACCAAAACCGTGTGATGAGTGCGAAGAAAAGCACCGCGAGCTGGGTTGACTGGCGAAGCAATCCCGCCGCGCCCTAGTTCGTGGCCGTGGAAGATTGGTAACTTGCCTGCCAGTACTGGCCGCTGATCCTCAACCAGTTCAATCCCAAACTTGGCAAACTCCAGCAGTGTGTCAATCTGCATCTGAGGAAGGTCGTAAATTTCAGGACACTGATTCCAGACAAAGTGATTCCAGCGTTCTTCGTGATTTCCCAACTTGTAAACAAATCTCACACGTTGGCCGAACTCACTTCGGAGCCATGCTAAACCCTCAATAACCAGCTTTCGTTCCTCTCCAAAGCTTCGTTTCGCCGGATCGCGTTGCCATCGACTGATCTTGTAAAAGTCTGCGATGTCACCATTCAGCAGCAGCACATCCAGTTTGCGATCCTTCAGGTTCTTGACAGCAGCTTCGAACGCCACTTCCGAATGGTAGGGAATGTGGGTGTCACTTATCACGCCAACTCGAACGCCACTGCCAAGATCAAATGGAGTCCAAGGCTCTGCCAAGCTAGGAGGCATCTTCGGAACTTGCCCAGCCTTGCCTTTTGCCCGTGGCTGTGTAGCCGTTCGCCTGAGTTCCGTACCAGAGACGCCTCGAATCTTTCGAATAATCGATCTGGCGTTCTCGACACTAGAAAAGCATTCTGGATAATCCACCCTTAGCTTTTTAGCCAAGCCGATGTTCGAATGGTCAGGATACTTCTTGCAAAGTTCCTCAGCGTGCAATCTTCCAGCCGACTTGATACCCACGGTAAATCCCCTGTGCAGCGAGTTGTTTCCACAACCCTACCAACGCCAGGGATACCGTCAGCGTAAAGATTCCGTCACTTGTGGCTCATTGTGGGTGGTTGTTGGTAAATCCACTCACGAAGCTGCCAACCGAACCACCAGTACGTCTTTTCTCCAGTCTTTTTAGGACTAGGAAATTTGCCCTCCTTTGACCATTTCATGATCGTATTGGCATGCGGTCCAAGCATCTTGCAAACCTCTTTTAAGTTGTACATTCTGATTTCGTCTATCTGGTCCATCTGTATTTCCGTTCATGATAGTTGTCAGTAAAAACCACCGGCCCGTCTCCAGGCCGATGGCACTCTGGCTAGCTCTGCGTGCTGCGATGGTTGATCCGAAACGCCCACACGCGGTCTTTCGGCCACACACCCGCTAGCCATTGTTCGTCGATTTCATTGCCTCAACAATTTCTTCCGCTCGCCGATCCAGGTCCGAAAGAACCATCAACACTAACCGTGGGCAGTTTTGGCAAATTTCCACCGTAAGTTCGCTGGTAAGTTCTTTGATTGCCAAGTGCAGCAAGATTGCTTTTCCTAAAAAGTCAGCAGGGCACAATTTCACAGCGTCAGGTTCCGCTTGCACTTCCTGCAACTTTCCCGCCTGAATCATCACACCCTCGCAAAAGCCTTGTAGCCACGCTGCCGACTTGCGATGGTGCAATGGATGACCAAGTAGCAAAGCCACCGCATGGCACAATGCAGGCCAGTCGTCGCTTGTGCCTGAGATGCAACCGGATGCGGCTTGCTCGATCTGTAGCCAGTCGCTTTCGGTTAGGAGGCTGTATGGTTCTGTTTGGTATTTTCTGAGGTCGTCGATTGTTGCCATTTGTTTTCCTTTGTTTGTCGTGTTAATCTGCGCTGCGCAGGTTAATAAATTGTTCTGCTGACTTAGCGGCCTGATGGAGAATCGAACTCCAGTCGAACTGGTAAACAACCAGTCTTCGCTCCACGCTCAAGCCGTTATGGTTCCTAACTCCGTCTTTCCAATGCGCTCGAAACATCATCGAGCTTAGATTCTAAAAATCGAATCCTTTCTATCGCCCATCGCATCGCTATCGCCGAAATCTCGTGGGCCGAAGAATCACATTCGTGGGCAACCTCCACAAATTGATCTATGATATTTTGCAGCCCTGCGACGCTTCGTATCTCTCCGCGAACAACCACCGTCCGTAGCTTGTCGTTTTTTGATGCCATGACCCCACCCCATTGCTGCTGTCTCTGATGCTCTTCTGCCATTTGCCGCGTAATCTGCTCGCACTCTTGAGGGTTGAAACAGTCACGCCCGACAATACCGCCACAACTATGACACACCATGAATCCACCTTCTCAATCGTTCTTCAAACCAAAAATGTTGCTCACCGTCATACCAAACAATGACGCCAGTATCTTCCAAAATGTCAACCATTCCGTGAACCGCTAACACAACTAGCACCGCCATGATGATCCACTCTCGAATCCCCCAAGCAGCAGAACAATGGGATGCATCGAAGTCGCGGGTCGGCTCATATGGGTTTTGCATTGTCTTTCCTCCGCGACTCGATGATCCCAAGCGTTCGCCTGACTTAGCCGCAGCCGTGGAGCGAATCGAAATCGTCGCCGTTTTCGTCCACTCGCTTGGCTTGCTTCGTTTCCTTGTACTCTGCCGCTGCACGCTTCAACTGCTTCAACGCTGCTTGTTCGTGAGCCTCAAGCGGAAACGCTGCTTTAACCTCAACCTGTTCCGCAACGCGAATCGCTGCGTTAATCAATTCAATCTTCGCTTGTGCGTGGTCCATCATGTTCCGACTCTCCAACTGGAAAAACCAATGACAATTCCCGACCGTCAGACAACTCAACGCGAATTGCCTTCAATGCTTCCGGCCCACCGTCTAACGCTTCGTTCAACCGCGTTAGGAATATCTCCTCGCCGCCGTTGTCCGATTCCATGTACAAATGCTGAACGCGACCTGTTGACGGGCATCGCGTTTTGCTTGGTGCTCCGAATCTCATAATCACTCCTTAAAAGCAGGCGAACAAAGGATTCAACCCAAGCCGCCGAAAATGCGTTTTTGCAATGGAAACCCAACCACGGCGGCTGGGTTAATCCAATCGTTCGTCGTACCTAAAAAACCGCACCGTAACGCGACGACTGTTACAATGCAAAAACTGCGTTCACACCCTAACCACCGTCACGACGACTTTTTCGTCC